TTGTATCGTTGAGTCAATCAATAGCTTCTTCAGCTCCGGCATCTTACTAGTATCACCATTCACAACTACTTCCTGCGCCATCTTCAATACTTCCGGACCGATGTGGTATTTTAATGTATCCAACTGGTCATGCCGGTAGAATATTGTGTTTTGGCTCAATGGACTGGCTTTTTTGATAAAGTTGGTTAAAGTCTCAATTCTTTTCTTGATTTTTCTCTTAACCGTCTTCCCTGCTTCGGGGAACCTCAAGGCTTCGTTGTATTCTTTATAACCTAACGAACTAGTATAATACTCTGCCGCTTCTCGTTCCTCGGGAGTAGCCTCATGTACCAAGAAATGACTATGCTTTTTTACGTCTTCAATTGTATTATTCAAACCGAACTCGTTTGCATAATCGTCTGGCTGGTATTTTTCATACAAATCCTCGAAATCGTCCAGATTGATTATGTCCTCTTTCTCTTCGGCTTCTTGAGACGTATTGGGTAATTTCGCCTTACCTTCTCCATGCTTGTATATCTCATTATACCACTTTTCCAACTCCTGGTCACTACTTGGATCATCCCGCCATTTCTTCAATCTTTCCACAAACTTCTCCGGATCTTCGTGTACCGGGACAAGTGTGCAGATACAGTTCCCGGACCAACACGTTTTCCCGTTTCTTCTCACCCAAAGCACATGGTTTTTCGCAAGTTGTACATCATACACCAAGCCATCATAATCGACTGTTTCAACCTTGAGACCATGGCCCGACGAACGTGAATAGAGTGCTGCCCTCGTGGTGTTTTCCGACACTCTCCAAATGTCAACATTTGACGTGTAAGTGCCATTTTTGTGCTTGAATTGCTTCCCCTTGCTTTTCTGAACTTTGAAAGAAGGGTAATTGCCCACCTTCAGAATGAGTTCCCCTATATCGTCAGCCATTCTCTTGCTGCTGGTGAAATACTGACGTTCAATTGACCTTAGTTTGAGCTTGTCACGCACAATAACCCTTTCGGTCCCATCTCCAAGACGATAGGCATCCAGGAATATCCTTATGAGCCTTGGCGATAGCCGCTTTATTTCGTCAGGGACAAACTTCTCGTCAGACTTTCCAAATTGAAGTAGATATCGCCCAAGATCAAGATCACTCAAGTACAAGTGATTCTTGCCGCGCCACTGTGTAACGGGTAGCCCATCCAAATCCCTGATAATCTGGTACATGTTCTGGCCACATTGCGAGATCGTGACCTGAATTCTGCCATTATCCTTTCGCTGGTGGGCACATCCTTCGCTTAAGAAGTAACCCATTAACTTGCAGTAGACCTCTGTTTTTATCTTTAGTCGTCCTATTGTCACTTGTTCTGGTTCCTCTCCTTGCCACACGCCAACTCGAGGAATACGAAACTCATGACGACTTATTGTCTTCCTAGCAGGTTCTATATACGTCGTTTGTCTGCGCTGACCTCCAACACGTGCCGTAATATACATCCGATGGTCAGGAGTAACCATCAAGTCAAAGGACCTGTTTTTAAAATGTATCATTTTGCCTTTGTACTGATAAACAACCTTGGCGATAAACGGTACCCATTCTATTTCTTTGGTATCAGGATTAATGCTAAGGATTAATTCGTCTCCCTGTAAATCCTTAAAGTGCATCCAGCCTTTATTAGTGTAAACTTCTGTTTCTTCATCGTAGCAATTTGGGTGAGCAGGCATAGGTGGTTCATTCCCCGGCGAATACACCCCCCGGCCTAATCCCTCATCATGTTCGGCCAGGGTATCACACATATCGACCATCGGATGACTGTGTGAAAGTACCCACTTCATGCCGATATAGCTCGGACTAACCCTTGCCGCTGCTATGGTTCCTTCACCAAAGGCCGCAGTCATCTCTGTTCTGGCCAGCCGCAAGGCTTCATAACTGATATTTCCCGGAACACGCCCCTTCATCCGTTTCATCATATTAGGATAATCCTTCGCTAGCGTCTGCACCCCATGTCTCACATACTGCTGCAACATCCTAGCTGTTTTCACGGCATCCTGCCCGGTGGCCACGGCTTCCTGAATAATGTCCCGCATGGTGTTGCGGTATTTTTCGCCTTGTTCCCAAATCCTGTCCGATAAATAAAGTCCATTTCTCGTTCTCGCCCAAATTGCTTCAACGGCTTGCTTATTCACCCGGCTGAACAGCTTCCTTATCCCGGAAGTCTTCAATCCTGCTTGGTCAAATAAGTTCAATACAACGCCTCGAGTATATCCTACTCCCGCCTTTGCGGAAGAGTTAATATAGTCGACAAATGCCTCAGTTAGACCTTTTTGTATTAGCTCAGCTTCCGCTCGTAAAGATTTCTCCAACTCTTTGAAATGTTTCTTTCGCATTTGACCCGAAACCGTGGTTGTTCCAATTTGTTGTAATTCCTGGGCAATCCTATCAGCTGAACGGATGTAGAGGTTGGCGATTTCCTTGTCTTGCCTTAAGCGTAATTGGATGTATTGCTTTCGCGCGGCTAATGCCCATTTCTGGTAATCGCCAGCGGCCTTTTTGATTTCATCTATCTCCTTGGCCATCGGCTATCATTCCTCATTGGTTTGATTCTGTTTCTGATTCTGGTTTGGATTCAACGCCTTTTCTATATCCTGCAATTGGTCAAGTAATCCTTCGGTATCCTCCAAACGACTTCTCAAATACCAAGACTTGATAATCCTTTCTCTTTCCCCGGGCAGTTCCGGGTCATCGGTAACATACTCTTTCATGGTGTCAATGTACTGAGCCAACAGGTCCACAGCAGCGTCCAGGCTGATAAAGCCACCCATCAGAGCAGTATTAAGTGCATTCACCAAGGTGTTAATGGTGTCTGTGTATTCCTTTTCATCTCTTTCAATTACCGCATCCCAAGTGATTCCTACTTCGTAGCTCTCAAACTTTTTGCCGGTCTTCTTGCTATGCATAACCAAGAGCATTCGGGATAAAGTCTGCCAGTTCTCTGTCACCATTTCACGTTTTCTCGCTACCCTGCGAATGAGCATGGGCATCTGTTCTTTTACGCTGGCATGACTGCTGGGAGTGTGTACCCCGAAGGCAAATTCCGGAACCTCGGAAACGTCAACAATGCAGTAAAAGAGAAACTTCAGTAAAGCTTCTGCATCACCAATTGCTGACTGAGCTTCGATAAAGCTGGCGTCGTCTTCATCCGTGAAGATGAGTAACTCATGGCCTTTTAAGTCTATGTTAGCTTGCTCTCCCCTTTGGACCGCTTTAAGGGTATCAGGAAAATTATTCTGCAGAAAGGCCTGCACATCCCTGAGCTTCAGTTTCAGCCTAGGAGTGGAATGCATCTTACTACCCTGCATGGCGTGAAGCATAATGTCATGGTACGCCTTTAAGTAAGGCTCCACTGCCTCCAGTTCACTTGTGCCATATAACTCCGTTTCTTCCGGTTCATTCTTAAAGTGAATTATCGGAATAAACCCCCAAGGGTTAGGCCGTATTTCATTTGCCAGGCCTTCCGGTACGTCACCTTCAACTTTCAGTACAGCCCTGTCGGCAGTAAACTTTTGTAACACGGTATATTCTTTTTCCTGTCCTTCTTCGTCCTTCCACTTTGCCCGGGCCTTAATCGTGAATGCCTTTGGCCTCCTGGTAATCGGGTCAAGCTCAATATCCGCTATCTGCTCTGGCGGAATGATAATAAAATCAATCCGATTTTCTTCATCTGGATAAAGCGGGTCATCGTTCTCCAGGTTGGCCAGCATCACAAAACAGTCGCCATCCCGCAAGCTGAGCTGATGCACCCTCTGCATTCGGCTAACCCAGCGGCTTACATGCTCATCCAGGACTTCCTGGCCCTCTTCGTCCTTACACCGGAAATGCGGCACGCCCATGAAACCGGCCAGAGTGTTTATTATAGGCTTGGCGAAGCCGGCCCCCAGTTTGTAATCATCATGGGTGTTGCGATACAACTGCCGGGCCAGGCCATAGTCAACCCGGCTACTGTTTAAAACATATGGCACGTTCCAGCTACCACCAATAAGGCTGCCAAATCTGCCAAATCTGCCGAATATACCTTGCCTGAGTTTTGATATTTCACCAACGGCTTTTTTTAGCCATCCCTGTTTAGCCATAAATCCTCGCCCTTCTTAAAAGACCAATACCGGTCGTATTAACAACCTTGCTCGCCAATATCTCAAATGCACCACTTACAACATCAACTTGGTCATCATGAGGCCCGTGCGGAAATAATTCTGCTTCGTCCAAGAAGTCGTTTATCCACGCGCCCCGCACCAACTTTATATTCCCTGCTTCTGCCTGAGAACTAACAGGGTTTGCCCTCATTTCTTTAGAACCTGTTGTCTTGTTTCCATAAAAAGCAAAACCGACTAGTATCCTGCGCCGGTAATGGTCTATCGTGTTAACCCCGCTACTGCCAGGCTCCTGTTCCATGTAAATTATTACTTTCTTGCCGTCTAATTCGGCTGTCTGCTTTATCAATGCCTCTACGCCTTTTGGTGTGCTTCTGGTTCGTTTTATATCGACGATGTAATAAATCCCATCCTTTTCAGCCATAAGCGCTCCCGCCGTCCAGTCCGGGTCCTTACCCGGCTTCGGTTCTGTAGCCGCCAGGTCCCAGTACCGGACCATCCTTGCATCTGCGGGATAACTGTCCACTATCTCAAACCATTCGCGTTTAAACTTATTTCCCGCTTCCCTTGCGGTCCAGTCCCCTTTCAGCAACTGTTCTCGGGTTATCGGGTCTAAGTGCATCAAGCTTTTTATATACTCATCCCGGTCAATATACGGGTTGTCATCCAAGCTTGCTGGTATAAAAGGCTTGCGCCCCACGACAAACCGTTGCTTAACCCATTCATGGCCTACACCGCCCGGGTTACTGGCTGACCGCATCCTCAATGGTATTTTTGAGCCCTCAAGCCTCCTTAACCTGGAGAACAAATAACGATACTGTGTTTCGGTAAACTGGGTAAGCTCATCGAAGCCGATAAACTGAAACTCGGCCGACTGGTAGCGGTATTTATCCTTTTCCGCTTCCAGGTATCCAAAGCTTAACGTGGCCCCGGAAGGGAATGTCCATGTCTTGTTTTTATCGCTCCAATGCGCTGCCGTTCCTTGTAACCACTCATGCGCCCTGTCCATTAGCGCCCCAGGTAATGACAAGTCCGTGTAGGTTCGCCTGAACAGAATAGCGGCATAACCTGGTACCTCGACGTACTGCAAAGCCGCCATTAGCAAGGCGTCTGAATTATGTGTTGGAACCATATTTCGTCCTGCTAAAAATATTCCATCTGGGGAAGCGACTTTAATACATTTTACCGGAACGCTTTCTACCTGCTCACATGAAACAATATATCTAAACTTTGTTGTTCTTCTGTGG